GCAGCAGATCTTACAGTTTCAGTTGAAAGAGCCGCAAACACTTTAGTCTACACAGACGGAACTCAGGGTTGGTTGTTAAAGGCTAAATAATCATGGCTACTTATAAAGAGACAGTTGGGACAGCAGTCGTCAACTACGCTGGTAATTATCCAGGCGCTGTGGATGGTGAGCTGTGGTACGATAGCACTAACAAAGATTTCAAATTTCGATATGCAAATGTAACATCAGCTGGTTCATGGTCAGCTGGTAATTCTATGAACACGGCTAGAGAACAACTTGCTGGAAACGGTCTTCAAACTGCTGCTTTAGCTATTGGAGGAATGACAACAACAGAAGTAGCAAATACAGAATCTTATAATGGAACTAATTGGACAGAGGTAAATGATTTAACCACTGCTAGAAGAACTCATGCTTCAGCTGGGACCTCTACATCTGCATTAGCATTTGGTGGTAATTCTACTACAGCGATTGTAGCTGATACAGAAACTTGGAATGGAACAAATTGGACGGAAGTTAATAATTTAAACACAGCTCGAAAAGGTTTAGCAGGAGCAGGAACAGATAATGAAGCATGTATAGCAGTAGGTGGTGAAAACCCAACTGTAAATGTTGCTGTTACAGAAAGTTGGAATGGAACAAACTGGACTGAAGTAAACGATTTAAACAGTGCAAGAAGATTTTTAGCTGCAGGTGGAGATGAAACCAACGCTTTAGTTTTTGGTGGACAACCAGCTACAGGAGCAACAGAAGAATGGAATGGAACTAACTGGACTGAAGTTAACGATTTAAACACTAGTAGAGGTGCTTTAGCAGGAGCAGGACCATATACTGCTGCATTAGCATTTGGTGGTGGGCCGCCTGCTAAAAATGAAACAGAATTATGGAATGGATCAAACTGGACAGAACAAAATAATTTAGGTACGGCTAGATTTTATATAGCAGGAGCTGGAACTTCAACAGCAGGTTTAGCTTTTGGCGGAGAAGCGAGTCCGTACACTGGAGCAACAGAAGAATGGACAGGTGCAGGTGCACCAATCGGTGCTTGGTCAACAGTAAATTCAATAAATACTGCTAGAGCACAAATGGGAGTTGCTGGTACTGGTGCAAGTTCATTAATTGCTGGTGGTTCAACAGACAAAAACGAAACAGAAATTTGGAATGGTACAAATTGGACAGAAGTTAATAATTTAAACACAGCTAGACAAGCAATGTTTGGTTCAGGAGCTACTAACACAGCAGCCATCGTATCTGCAGGAGAAGTTGCTCCAGTAGGTAATAATGCATTAACTGAAACTTGGAATGGAACTAATTGGACGGAAGTAAATAACATGAATACTGCAAGAAGATTAGGAAGTTCAGGAGGAACATCTACAGCTGCACTTGCAGCAGGTGGTTACACTGGCACGGATGTTGGAATTACAGAATCTTGGAATGGAACTAACTGGACCGAAGTTAATGATTTAAACACAGCTAGAAGAAATATGTTTGGAAATGTTGGAACTAACACTGCTTCTTTAGTTGCTGGAGGTAAAACACCACCAGGTGTACATGCACAAACAGAAACTTGGAATGGATCAAACTGGACTGAAGTTGCAGATTTAAATGACTCTAGAGAAAGTCTTGCAGTTTCAGGAACATCTACAGCTGCATTAGCAGCTGGAGGAGAGTCTCCAGGTTATACAGCTAACACAGAAGAATGGAATGGAGCTTCTTGGGTAGAGGTTGCAAATTTAAATTTAGCAAGAGGATCTGGAGGAAATACTGGAAGTACTTCTTCATCTATATACGCAGGTGGAACATCACCGCCAGGATCACGATCAGAAGCAGAAGAATGGAGTGGAAGTTCTAACACAACTAAGGTATTAACAGATTAATAAGGAGGAAACTATGGCAAAAACATATCAATACTGTGTAGCAGAAAACTGGGGAAAGGGATTTATCGATCACGGTGAATCTCAAAGAATCACGTTTAAAGGCTATCCAGCTAATGTTTGGCAAGTTCCTGCATACAACAAACATGCTAATCTTTGGATTGC